GGAGCGGCGGGAGCCGCGCTCATTCCGAATCCCATTGTGTCGTCGCCCATAGCACCCGTAGCAGCGCCGGAAGATGCAGCTGGCGCAGCCGTTGACACGCCGTCTTCGTCAGCACCTCCATCACCACCCCCGCCACCGCCGTCACACATCAGAGTCTCTTTGCATAAATCTCACCCAATCTAGAAAAGCCTGCACGAAGATAGGCATCTTGTGCGTGGCCTTCACTGGCTCTAAGGGAGTACCCAGAAAGAGCCTTCTTAACACCACGCTCTTTTAAATTATAAATCCACTGATCTAATAGCGCAACAGCAGCACCCTTACCACGATAAGGCTCTAAAACATATAGAACAACATCACTCGATACACGTTCACTAGACCATATAGGCGTAGATGTCCTGGCAACGTAGTAGCCAACAGGCATATGCCCATCTAAACACAGTAACGTATCCGTGTCTGGATCATCAATAGCCCACTCTAGCCAGCTTCTGAACTTCTTGGAATCAAAATCATGCCAGTCAAAGTGTGGAACAATCAGTTCTACCATCCCATCGTAGAATAAGGCTACGTCCGTATGGGTAGTATTACGCACAACTAGGTCAGAGGACATGGTATTCCTCCATATTCTCCACTTCTAGCACTCTATCCATGTCAGATGGTGCCCTTGCATGGCGTACTGACATCACCGCATACCGAAGAGCGTCCATTAAATCATCCCGCTCCTTCACAATGCGGCCGTCTTTGCGATGGTACAGCCTGAATTCCTCCCAGAAGTCGCCCAAATGTGACGCAATCTTCAGCTTTCCTGTCTGCATACGGTTCAATACGTCCGCAATACCCGCCTCAACGGAGTAGTCTCCACTCGGATACATGGTCCTTTCGCGCAACATCTTGACCCCATTGTCGCTATAGAGGTCTTTTATGGTGCGTCCAGCTGTCCTATCATGCTTCAGACCATCATGCGGCCACGCCACATAGCAGCCATTCGCCCTATCCCGTATAGCAGCGGCGTGAACAGCAAGCGGTTCCTTGGATCGCCTATAGGAATCAGACACATAGATGACATCACGGTCCCTATCCCAACGAATAAAGACAGCAGAGGTCGGATGATCCCAGTCGCCAAAGTCAACTGCCCCCAAAGTAGCCCAGTAATCCGGCATTCCGCCGCCAAAGTCGTTCAAGGAGAAGCTGATACGCTCCTCTGCTATTGGATAGACGCGGCCTGAGCCCAGCATCGGGATGCCCTTGGTCCTGGCGTCCCGCTCATACTCAGGATACTGCGATAAAATACGCTCCTTCATGCTCTCACTCATGTGAGGCGCGTCATCAAGGGTCATATTAACAATGTATCGATGCTTGGCAGCGTCATCAGAAGGCTGCAAGTAGCGGGTGACCACCCGGCTCATGCCCAGCAGCGGCGTAAACGTGACAAAGACCATGCCAGCAGTCGCATTAACCCTGGTCAGCCCTTCTGTATAGATCTCTTCAGGAGGCTCCTCATCATACCAGACGAAATCAAGGGTCTGACCCTGCCATTTCTCGCGGCCCTTCTCGTAGGACTTGAACCAGATATGGCTATTACGCCCTGATACGTGCTCAACAGTCACACTATCGACAGCATCCGGTACACCGCGCGCCATCTGAATATCAACGATATTCTCTGCCGGTATGGAGCCAGTGCCAAATTCCCTGCGTACACCAAGCAACAGCCGTTGTGGATTATCCCGTGTACTCTCGGAGGTAACCCCGGCACACCAAGCACTCACCGCTCTCTTGAACCGCCTGCCTTCCCACCAGTCTGGATAAATGCCAGTGACATGCATGGCAACCTCCATGGCGGCACTGTAAGTCTTGCCTAGCTGATTCCCGGCCATGAGCAGACGCTCCGGGTAATCAGCCCCCGCCGTATGGAATTCAAGCTGCTTCTCATAAGGTGCATACTGAAGGAGCCGCTGCATCTGTAGCTGCCTGTCGAGCATTTCTACATAATGAGTAAGCTCTGAGAGGATTTCTGTCCTGGCCACGTCAGGATCGCTAGATCTAGTCTCCATGCCGCACGGATATACCACGCATTCTAGGGGGCCGTAAAGGCTGAAGCATACTCAGGGGTAAAGTTCACAAAAAGGAATCATCTAAATCCTACGTTCTGTACTCGTTCTCAATTCCGTACCGTACAGAAAACGTACAAACGTACAACAGCGTACAAACCGTACAACCAAGACGGCGTACACGTAATCGTGCGCAATGTGCGGGCATGGGGCACCCGTCGTATGTAAAAACGTGACATAAGGCCCCCCAAAACCAACGGCTTACAAGAAAGCCCTTGACAGGGTATTTCAGGCTGATACCACTTGCTTAGGAAATCCAAGGACGCCTGATAAGCATGTTTTAAACTCTCCTGGGCTGTCGCCCGGAGAGAGCACCAAAGGAACATTCGTTCATGAGCTTTTGGTGACAGCTCTGTCTAAAGACCTAACCTACTTTGATTTCCTGGACTTCTTCTTTGCCTTGGGGCGGGCCTTAGCTTTGGGCTTCACGACCCTCGCAGGCTTATAACCATATCCTCTAACCATATTAATTCTCCTATCAGTCGTTCACAACAAACGTAGCCTCCTCAAACTCCTCCTTGGCAGCATCCATAACTTCCTTCTGCCGCTTCAAAGAAGCAGGGTCGATGTTCAACTGAGATAACAGACCGGAAATCTTCTCCTTCAACTCAGTCTCATCCAACGCCGCCGACGCATTCATAGTAAGCAAAGTCTCCAAGGGCTTGTGGCCAGCGCGATCAAGAAGATCACGTGCAGCGTCCAATCGCACCTTCTCTGACCTGGCCGTCCTGATCAACTGAAGAAGACACTCCCGCGCCTCTACAGCATCACTGGTGAATGCCTCACGGGTAATCTGATGGATGCGGTCCCGAATAGCAGGGTTGTGACGTAACCGAGATAACTGAACACGGAACTTGCTGCTCCCATCATCATCATAACCAGCTAACTCCATGGCAACGGTTGCAGCACCACCACGCTCAACAAAATGCCGACAGTAAGCCTCCTGCCGGTCGTTCAATGTAGACTTTAAGAAACGCTTCGAAACAGACGACATGACACCTCGCGGGTTTTCTAGCAGAAATGAGAGATGGGCCCTCTCTGTGATTTTAAGAAACAGAGTTCCCCCCCCTACCCCCTGTTTTGTGCAGCAAATCTTCCGCCTCGGAGGGAGTGTCTAGCGCACGCAGACCTTTCCTTTGGGTAAGTCAAGTGTGTACTAGCTCACCTCAGGAGTGTTTGCAAACATTTACAGGCTTTAGATAGGTAGCGAAAGTAACGGACGGCAGAGCTATCCTTACGCTGTGGCAGAGCGGAGCGTGCGATATAAGATACGGCACGTATCTGATCGGAACCACCATTCGGGGAAAACCTCTCTACAGACCATGTGCACCACCCCGTGCGTGTCACCCTTCTAGCCCGACTCCTAGAGTCGCCACTCGAATTTGTGCCATTTCTATGTCACTTCGTGTTCCTGAGAAGATAGCCACCAGGGTCGGTGTATAAACAGGGGCCGTGTCCTCGCCCCGCTAAGGAGCGGTCCTGCGGGCCGCACCACCCCCTGTTGACACCCCTAAGATCCCTGGAAGCTCCTATCTCATTAACCCGATAGCGTCATAAAAATGGGCAAATTCGGGACAACAAAGGAGTCCGGATAGAAGGGCAGCACACCCGAAGTGGTGAGGCGTACAATGGCCCGTAGAGAGGTATAGCCTCTTCCCGCATGGTGGCTCCGACCAGATACAAATATCTTAGATCTATTGTGTGGTTAGAGATAATTTGGGATTCATAACAACTTATCAACATAGGAGAAATTGAAATGTTTTTAGACTTCTGGAACTCAGTGTCAGACAAAATAAGACTTCGGAAAATTTCCAACCAGTTAACAAGACAGGAATTGGAGGAACAAGAAAGGACTTACCAGCGACACGCTCGTGAGTCACTAATAAAATGGAAGATGTACTCAGACATCAACAAGGAAAATGGACGATGACAGACAATCGAGTAGCGGAACTACTAGAGCTAATGGAAGCAGCTGACGAAGATAAGCTGATTGAAATAGCTCAAGAGCTTTACGTTCTAACAGAAAGCTATGAAACACGGTGGATGCTAGAAAGCATGTAGTGCCAACAACTTACTTTAATAAGGAGACGAGAATGACCTTAATATTCTGGCTAACAAATATGGTTTTCATAGGCATCATAACAACCCTGTTCTATTACATAGGATGGTGGGCAGTGCCTCTGATGGTAATGATAATGTCTACAGTCGCATCACTGGTGATGCATTTTGTAAATCCAACTCAGTAAAGAAGGGAACCACAATGACTGATTCAGCTACACAAGCGATAATCGAGGACATGGAACTCTACGGCTCAGGCGACTACGAAGTAGCGCCAACCCACGAAGAGCTACGATCCAGAGAATATCACATCATGTCTCTCAAATTCCAACAGAAGCAGCACATGACCTACACACAGAATGGAATAGAGGTCAACAAAGGTGAGCGAGCACTAGCCTACCACGTAGCTTATCTCCAAACAGATGCGGTAGGCCGCGCTCACTGGTTCGATAAGGCGAGAGATTGGCAGGACAGAATCCGTAGGATACACGGAAAAGCCGACAACGAGATCGGGAATGGCAAGCTAGAGCACGCCGACAACAGAGTTGCTGAAACTGAGGCCGAGATGGAGGAATGCGCTGCATTACTTGAAGCTGGCCTTGCAGCCTACAACGATATTGTCGGTTACGACTGGGTGAAGCCCACAAAGAATCCGCCTGTGACTAAGCCGCCTGTCATGGATCGCACAGCTTACGACGACAGAGACATGTCAAAAGCTGAGTTAACACGCGATAAGTTGCTAGGAGAAAGATCTAGCCCTGCTCCATTCACAAAACAAGTCACGTTTTACAGCCAGTAACTAGCTGATCTCAAGTCGTCTCTAGCCACTCAATAGGTCTAAGATAAAGATTTAATATCAATAACTTAACCAAATTAGAGGAATAGCTATGAGATACGTTAGTCACGCAGGAAGAATAATCGGAGGTGCCACATTGCTAACAATACTGTTTTCAACAATCATATTCATACTACTAGCTCTCTAAAGAGGAGGTTGCCATGAAAAGGCAAGGCAAAATTATCGACATCACCATAGGCATAGCCTTCTTCGCTACGCTATTCGTCTCCATATTCAGCCCAATCTTTTGGTAATCACAAAGCCAAATCATTAACAATGGGGGAACAGTGAGATCACTGTTTTTTAGAAGATCCGACGTGAACGATAAAGGAGATGGTGGTGACAATGATATCCTTTCTATTGCGAACTGCAGGACAGACATTAATTTCAACTGGAGTGAGGTACGCCATAACCAATGAAAAATTACGAAATAAGATAGCCAATAGCTTTAAAAGATCCAAAAAACAGAAAACTACAGTAAAGGATTTAGAGAAAAGACTACGTGAAATAGATGGTTGGATAAACGACACTCACCAACGCTTAGACGAAATGGAGAACTACAATGCCGATTATTTCAAGTCTATGCGAGATAATATTCAGACCGAGATTCATGATTCAAAAACAGGGGAAGTACTGGCGGGTGATGATAGTCAGCCAGAACAGGATCTTCGGAGTGCAGAGGAGACCCATTGGGCCAAAGTTCGAAATGGTTGAAGACTGCGCAAAATTCCTTTCGGAAGT